TCTAAATTTCTGCAATGTAATTTGACTAAATAGGGTATTTTTTTAAAATGAACAAAAAACCGCCAGAACTCCACTTAATTGACGGCACTAAGCCGCGTGGCGAATCAACCAAGAATCCTGTTTCAATTCCTGAACAGTTAAAAAAAAGAATTCCTGCCGCTGAGTGGGTGGATAATCCCGATGCGTGGGACAAACAAAAATTTATTGAAGAAACCGCTGATTTTCTTTTTACAGTTTACGGAATAGGTAACGATCAAGACAGACACACACTAGGGATTCTGGCTGACCATATTGATACGTATATAGCTTGTAACAAAGGTATAAAAGCCAGTGGCATTATTACAAAGTTAAACAATGGCGCAACCATTGGTGCTAATCCGTTTTTAACAGTTAGAAATAAAACCACTGCTTTGATTATTCAATTAATGAATGAACTAGGCTTAACTCCTCGCGGTCGATTGTCAGCGTCTAAGATTGACGAAGAATCCTCGGTGGCTAAATTCTTGCGTGGTCCCAAAGGATGAACTGGCAAGATGGAATTATTTACGCTATAAAAGTTACAAAAGGTGAAATTAACGTCTGTCGAGATATTCGTCTGGCTTGTCAGCGTTTTATAAATCAATATGAAAATCAGGAATGGGAGTATATTTTTGATGAAGATTACCCTACTCACGTTTTAGAGTTTTGCGCTACCCTTCAGCACACTAAAGGTCCGATGGCAGGACAATCTATAGTTTTAGAACCTTTCCAGATATTTTTGATTTGTGCTGTCTACGGATTTAGAAGTAAAAAAAACAGAAACAAAAGGATGGTTACAGATGTAATTATTTTTATTCCTAGAAAAGCTGGCAAATCTACACTTACAGCAGTTATAGCTTTATATGAGTTAATCTGCGGTGAAGCCGGTGCTGAAGTATTTACTTTGGCTACTAACAGAGAACAGGCAACTATTGTATTTGATGCGGCTAAAGGCTTTGTCGAAAATATGCCTTTAGACCTACAGACATTGTTTAAAGTATCAAAATATGAAATAAAAAAGAATAAAGATACTCAATCAATGTTTAAGGCTTTAAGTCGAGACACAAAAAAAACAGGCGATGGTAAGAATCCTAGCTGTGTAATAGTAGACGAAGCCGCACAAATTACAGACAGAAATGCTATTGAGGTTCTTCACTCTGGTATGGTAGCGCGTCAGAATCCTTTGCGTATTTACATTACTACTGCCTCATTTACCAAAGAAACAAAATTCCATGAAGATTTGGCAATGTTTCAATCCATGCTACACGGGGAAGCGTCAGACAATCCTAGATGGTTTGGTTTGCTTTACGGATTAGACCCGCAAGACGATTGGAAAGACCCTGCTACATGGTCAAAAGCAAATCCTATGCACGGTATATCTGTCTTTGAAGAAGCCATTATGCAAAGAGCAGAAGAAGCCAAACACAAACCTGCAAGTTTAAATGAATTTCTTTGTAAGACACTTAATATTTTTGTTAGTGCTAATAGCGCGTGGATAGATAGATCAATCTGGGAAGATAAAGAATGTCTTATCACTGAGGTAAGACAACCAGAATCCGTGTTTATTGGTTTTGACTTAGCGGCAACTAGAGACCTTAACGCGGTCTGCACTCTTAAACGGTTTTCAGAAAATGATTACGAAGCAGAATTTAAATTCTTTTTACCCGAAGAAGGTTTAAAATTAATACCTAAACACTATGCTGATATTTTCCGAAGTGCAGTAAATACTAACATTCTAAAATTAACGTCTGGAAATGTAATGGATGATAGAGAAGTTTCAGATTATATTATTCAACAAACTCAGAAATATCAGACTGTTAAAGAAATAGGATACGATGCGTATAATGCGGCATCAATGGTAGCAAGATTGCACGATGAAGGTTTGCCTGTAAAAAAGGTAGGGCAAGGCATGGCAGTTCTTAACAATCCTTCAAAACATGTAGAAAAGTTAATACTTCAAAAATGTATTAAACATGATGGGAATCCGTTTTTAGCTTGGCAACTTTCAAATGCGGAAGTGTTTGAAGATATAAACGGAAATATTAAGGTAAGAAAAAATGCCGCAGATACTTCTGCCAAAGTTGATGGTATTATTGCAATGATTATTGCTATGCACTGCTCGTTAGATAATCCTTCTGTTAGTTCTTCCTTTGGTTTTAGAAGTTTTTGATATAGAATCGGCAAAAATTGAAAGGTTATCATGGGTATATTAGACATTTTCAAACGTAAATCCAATGTTCAAAACGAAGCAAATACTGTCTTAGGACAGTTACAACTTGGTAATCAAGTTATTGCTAACATTGGTAGCAAGCAAGTCCCATCTACTCAATTACTTTATGTAACCACTGGTAGTTCTACTGTTGCAGGTCGAACTGTAGATATTACGTTATTAACTCGCAATTCAACAGTAATGGCTTGCGTAGGTACTAAGGCTAGAACTTTGGCGCAGTTACCCATAAGCATTATGTGCAAAATGGATGATGGCACTTTTACTGATGCGTTAAAGTCTGATAAGACATCTAACAGAGATAAAGCCAAAGCTAAACAAGTTCTTAACTTATTAACTAATCCTAATAACTTTCAATCTACTTACGAGTTCTGGTATCAGTGGTGCATGTGGCAAGACATTTCTGGCGAAACATTTACTTTATGGTGGAGAAAAGACCAGAAAGACGCAAGCCAGACTCCGATTGAAATGTATAACTTGGACTCAACTCTTATAACAGTTCAGTTGACTCCTGCTAGATACCCGTCTTATAGACTTTCTACTTCTTCGTTTGGATTTAACAAAGAAGAACCACTTGCATCACATCAAGTTATGCACGTAAAAGAAGCCGCGTGGCAAGGTTCATCTGGTTTTAACAAAGGTATTCTTGCGGCTGAATTAGTAGCGTTAGATCAGGATATAGACGTTTATGCCAACTTTATTATGCAAAACGGTGCGAAACCTAGCGGTATTTTTACTACCGAACAGGTAATACCTGATGCCAAATACAAAGAAGTAGCGGCTCGGTTAAAAGAAGCATGGAACGCTATGACGGGTTCTAGAAATGTAGACCCGTCAAAGGCAGGACAAGGAATGTTATTAGATCAGGGTATGAAATACACTCCGATCAATATGCTTACTTTACAAGACGCGGATGCGGCGGCATTAAAAACAATGACCATGAAACGTATCTGCGGACTGTTTGGGATTCATCCTGCAATGATAGGTATTGAGGATGGAAAGTTTAATAACACTCAAACTATGCTAGACGAGTTTTATAAAACGACTATGTATCCAATGGTTATAAGTCTAGAACAAAAGTTAAATCAACATTTGTTAAAAGGTTATCCAAATCTCTGCGTAAGATTTGATACTAAAGATTTCTTAAAAGGCGCGGCACTAGATCAAATGAATTTTGCAGTGCAAGGTGTAAATAATGGTATCATTACACCAAATGAAGCAAGAGAGTATCTCAACATCGAAAAAATAGACGGTGCTGACGAGTTAAAACAAGACAGTAAACCGACTGAACCTATGCAAGGTCAGTCTCCACAAGATACGGGTGGCGGTGGTGGTAGTCAAACACGTAAGATGAATATAGGTAAAACATGAAGCCTATAACTCAGGCTGTTTTAGCTTTGACTTCACAAATTCGGAAAGTTAGTGTTAAACTACCGAAAAAGCGCATTAACCCCGACAAAATACAAGACGATAATCAATCTATCCATCATGGGGTAATTAATGAAAAACTACACTCTAATTTGCGAAGCACAAGTTAAATTAGGCGTTGACGCTGATGAAAGCGTATCGCCAACAGGTATGATAGAAGCTGTTGTGACCTCATGGGGTGCGCGTGAAGGTGGCGATGGTCGTAGATTTAACTATCAACCTGAAGGCTTCGCGCAATGGGCGGATGAATTTTCAAAAGGTGATAAACCTTTACCCATGTTTTTAAATCATAACGATATGGGTATGCCTGTTGGTCAATGGGATGAATTTAAATTTACCAAGACAGGTATGGAAGCCAAAGGTAAATTATATATGAATACCGTAGGCGGTTCTGACCTGCATGAAATTTTAAAGAGTTCTCCAAAGATGTTTGGTGGCGTATCTGTAGGCGCGTATGCAGATGAAGCGCATATGGTAGACGAAGCAGGTATGCCTATGGATGATGACTCAGAAGAAGAAGGATACTTTCAGATTACTAAAGGTGGATTGAGAGAAGTTTCAGTAGTAATGTATCCAAACAATCCAAATGCTGAAATTCAGCGATTAGAATTTTTTAGACCGGATGGTTCGGCTAATTTAAAGATTTTGGAACAGGCTTTGCGGGATGCAGGTCTGTGCAAAAAGGATGCGGTCACTTCCGTATCCATTCTCAAGAAGGCACTGGACAAACGGGATGTGACTCCAGAGTTGATTGAAAAAACGGACGCTAAGAGTGATTCTGATGCGGATGTGACCGAAGCAAAAATTCTTGAAGCATTAGAAGCCAGAGAGTTGATGCAATTTCTAAATAAACGTATTTAAAGGAAATATCATGATTGAAAAAATCACGGAAAAGCTAGACCTTATTGAAGCCAATCAACAAGTTAAAATTGCTGAAGCTGTTGAAGCAGTAAAAGTAGAATTAACCGAACAAATTAGCGCACTGGAAGCCAAACTTTCAGAAGTGCAAGCACCTGCTGTTATTAAGACTTACAAGTCTATTAGTCAAGAAGTTAATCGTTCTGTTAAAGAACAAATGCGTGATTTTTATAAATCAAATTCACGTAATGAAAAAGAAATCAAATTGTTTGAGTCTGATGACCAATACGATGCTTACTTGAAAGAAACTGGTTCACAGTTAGGTAATCCTGCCGGTTATGGTTCTGGTTACAATGTCGGTGGTCGCACTGGTTATGACCCTGTGTTTGTGGCTTTGCGTCAAATTAATCCTTTGCGCGGTGTTAGTCGCACTGTTGCTACAGATGGTTCTGCTTATCAATTGCGTCAAAAAGTTGGCAACGCGGGCGCTCAATTTGGCTATGCAATTCAAAACAATGGCGCACCTACAACTCAAGATACGTTAATTTGGCAACTAATTTTACGTGACTTGAATTGCCAATTCCCAGTGCGTACTGCTACGCTTGATGACATTGATGGTTTGGAAGGTAATATTGTCTCGGACATGATGGCTGAATTTGGTCAGGTGGAAGCGCAATCAATGATCCTTAATAACGATCAAACCGATTCTCCAAATACTTACGGTGGAACAAATGGTCTGCGTGGATTGAATCAATACGCTAATTCCAGCACCTACAATGCAGGTCTTGTAAGTACTGTTGTTTACGGAACTAGCGGTGTTGCTACCAGTAATGGTTTGTCTACTATCGCTACTTACGACCAAATCCTTACCAATGGTTCATCTGCAACAGCTAATAACGTCAGTTACAAAGATGTTATTAATTTGATCTATAGCTTGCCAAATCAATACTGGACTGATTCTGCTAAGTTCTTAATCAATCCTATTCAGCTACAAGCTATTCGTGGTTTGGTTGATGATAATAAACGACCAATCTATGTAGATGGTTTGGCTCGCGCTGATGGTATTGTTGGTCAGTTGTTAGGCTTTGATGTTGTCGTAAATAAATACTGCGACACTCCAAACTACGCAGGTGTAGACAAGCCTGATTTGTATCCTATGTACTTTGGTGATTGGCAACGTGGTCACGTTATCATTGATCGTTTAAACATGGTATTAAGGCGCTACGATCAAACGCAACCCGGATTTATCAATTTTTATGGGGAAAAACGTCTAGCATCCAGTATTCATGATGCTAACGCAATTGTGGCTTATCGTTCTACTCATACTGCGAACGACTAAAGGAATGGGGAGAGAAATCTCCCCACCTTTTTAACTTAATTTAGGATTGAATATGAGTCTAATTCTCGAAGCAATTAAAACCGCACTTGTCGAAGGTAAATCTACTGTTAATTTAAAAGAAGCGTCTGCTTTGACTGGTTCTGGTTCGGGAATAGGCGGTCGTGTAATTTATGATGATGCGTTTGCCGCCTTGCGTATGGCTAATCCTATTCGCAGAGCAGGTGCAAGAGTAATTAATACTATTGGTTCAGATCAGGCGTTTGTTGCTAAAACTGGCAACATAACAAACATTCAAAATGGCGCAGTAGTTACTGGTTCTATTACAGGCACAACTTTAACTGTAACTGGAGTAACAAGCGGCACTTTAAGAATTGGTCAGGTTTTATCAGGTGCAAATATTAACGCAGGAACTTATATTTCTGCTTTGGGAACTGGCACTGGTGGCAATGGAACGTATACAGTAGTTGGTGATACGTCTGCCGCATCTACGACAATTACTGCTTTAGGTAATCCTTGGGAATATTACCCAATCAACAATAATAACGCGGCTACTGGCTACGATACTGCTTTTTGGCAGTTGCCTGTTCGCGCAATTCAAGCAAGTGTTCCTATTAGAACTGCCGTAATGTCAGACATTAACAATCTTGAGGAAGCAATTGTTCAAGACATTGCTTTAGAATTTGCACAGCAAGAAGCGTTAAGTATGATGCTAAATAATGACCAAGCAAATTCTACTACTGGATATTATGGTGCAACTCTTGGTTTAAGAGGTTTAAATAGCTACACAAAATCTACTTCTGCGGCGGCATTTGGCTCTAGCGGAATTGCAATGACCAACGGAATACATACCGTTCTTGGTGTAGCCGCTGAAACTGCAAGCGCGGTATCCTATAACGATATAGCTAATCTTGCAGGTATTTTACCTTCACAATATTGGACTGACCCATCTACTGCGTGGATGATGCACCCAACTACAATTAGAAATCTACGGGAATTAACTGGCGGCACTACTGGTTTGCCTGTATTTTTAGAAGTAGGTGATGTAGATGGTGGTTCTGTAACTAGAATTTTTGGTTTTCCTGTTATTCCAAATCCATATATGAATACCGCAGGTGCTAACAATATTCCAATTTATCTAGCCGCATGGAATCAGTTTGTAACTATTGCAGATAATGAATTAATGAGTATTCAACAGTTTGAACAAACAAGTCCAGGCTTTGTAACGATTTTTGCTGAGAAACGAGTTTGCTCAACAGTTAGAGACCCATTTGCCGGTGTTCGTTTAGTTAATCCTGCATCGTAAGGAAATAAATGCCAAGTCTTTTAACTGCATCACTAGCAAACGGAGATACAAGAAATCCGTTTAGCTATGCAAAGTTTGAACAAGTAGCTAGAGATCAAGCTACCGAGTGGCTTACTTTGCAAGAGATAACAAATCAGTTAAATCTGTTTGAAGATGAAAGCCAAGATACTTACTTATCTAGTTTAGAGTTAGCAACCCGTTTTGCAATAGAAGATTATTTGGGATTTGCTATATTTCCGGTTCAATATCGTGTTTATTACGGTAATACTGGTCTTTTTTCAACTGCTATATTTTTAGATTTGCCTGAAGTATCTGCGGGTAAAACAGGCGTAACAATTAACTCAGTATCTTATTACACTAATGACCCAAATCCAGTTGTTACAGCGTTACCAACAAGTGCATACTATTATGATCCTACAGGCAATCGTGTGGTTGTCACAAGTATACCTGATACGATTTCTGTAAACATAGCTAATCCAATACAAGTTTTATATACGGTTAATGCCAATCCTATTGGTCAGTATCCAGTAATCAAACAAGCAGGATTATTATTATTAACACACTTATACAATCAAAGATCAAACACTACAGAAGTAAAATTGAATACTATACCTTTTGGCGTGGATACTTTGTTAAGACCCTACAAACCTTTGGTAATGTAATGGCTATTTTAAGAAGTGAAAATGTAACAGTTAATTCCGTAGTTAATTCGGTTAATAGTTTAGGTGAATACACTACAACTATTGTTCCAGAGTTTACATCAAGAGCAATTGTTGCAGATGTAGCAAACAGTTTAAGAATTTCAGAAAGATATAGGGTGTATCAGGATTTAGTTAATTTAACTTTTAACTATACGCCTAACTTAAAAAATATTGTTGATAACCAGAATTTGTTTAGTATTACTTGGCGTGGATTTGATTGGCGTATTACAGATGTTCGAGAGTCAAATGATAGAATGAGAGTTACTCTACTATGTTACAGAAATGACCCAACGACACCTGTATGACACAGCAAAATCCTTATGTATATGCGGAAGCAATCCAGTATCAACTTGCGGACATAGTTGACCCTGTTCCTGTTTACGCAAACTTTAATAGAAACTATGCTACACAGACTCAATTTTTAACATGGCAATTAAGAAATGTGCATCAACCGGTTTACACAGGTCCAAATCAAAACAACAAAGGTATAGATACTCCTACTTTTCAAATAAGTGTTTTTAGTCAGACAATGGGCGACGCATTTAATTTAAGTAATGATATACTACAGGCGTTACACGGTTATTCAGGTTTGTTTGGTGGTGTAGATGGTTTTTACATTTCCAAAGCAGATGTTAGTTGGTTATACAATACATATGATAATGAATTGGGTTTAAATCAAATAATACTTGATTGTGAACTGCAAATTCCGACATAAGAAAATTAACTCTTAAAAAGGATTAAATTATGGCACTTCCAAGTAAAGTTTTACCAGGCTTTAGCGCGGCGATGTATGCACAAACAGGCGCATCGCCTACACCTTTGACACTGGCACAGTTATCAACACTGGCTAGTGTTCAAGCTATTGCTACTTCTAATTATTTGATGAACATCGAAGCTGTCCCTGCCTTTGGTCAAGATGATGCAGTTGCGTCTTTTGGCGTAGCAGGTAGTCGGCAATCGGACAAGATACCAACTCAGTCCGCACCTACTTCAATGACTATCACTTCAGCATGGAATCCATCTGATACCGTTATCACTCAGGTTCGCACAGATGCTTATTCTGGCATCACCGAAAGAACTTATGTAATTACTGCTACTGATGGCGTAGGCACTGTCTATTACGCTTTTAACGCACGTGTAAGCGAATTTAAAATAGATTCTGCACCCGGTGCTGAAGCAAAGGCTACGTTTACAATTCATCCACGTGGCAATATGTATGGTTGGTCTAACACTGCTTAAAAAGGAATAATTATGGCTCTCCCAAATAAAGTTTTACCTGGATTTTCGGCTTCGATGTGGATGCAGACAAGTTCTACACCTACTCCGTTAACAGTAGCAAATTTATCGGTTTGGACAGCGCAAGTTACTACAATTGTAGGCACTTCAGCTAACGGAACCGGTGGGTCAGGCACTCAACTTAACGTAGAAGCTGTCCCTGCGTTTGGTCAAGACGATGCTGTGGCTTCTTTCGGTGTAGCGGGTTCGCGTCAATCAGATAAGATTCCAACTCAATCAGCACCAACGTCTATGACAATTACTGCGGCTTGGAATCCATCAGATACGGCATTGTTATTAATTCGCGGTGATGCTTACAGCGGTGTAGTTGATAGAACCTTTGTGGTTGCCGCTGTTGATGGCACTAACACTGTGGCTTATGCTTTTAACGCACGTGTAGGCGAGTTTAAGATTGACTCAGCACCCGGCGCTGAAGCTAAATGCACGTTCACTATTCATCCTCGCGGTAATCAATACGGATGGAGTAATAACACATGACCTTAGACGAAGCCGTAGAAATCTTAAGCACAACCTATCAACCCCTAGATTTAATTGCTAGGGGTTTGGTAGTTGACCCTACAGAAGTTAGTGAAGCACTTGCGAGCGCTGAAGAAGATACAGTAGAGAAATTTGTTTTAACTATATTAGCAAAATATAACCCACAAGAGATTACAAATGGCAACAATACAGAACAGCAACGACCTGCTGAGTTTTCTAATCAGTCAGTCGAATAGCGGTGTAAAGAACTGGTTTAATTTTCACGAACAAAAGATAACAGGTATTAATTTAGTCCATGAGATTGCAAGAAATCATGCAGACACAATGACACCTGATGAAGTAGTAGATTACGTTATAAAACTAAACAATATTATTTACAATAGAATGATAAAAGGTGACTAAATGAGTTTCTCTAAGAAACTAGGTTCTTCGTATGACAAAGTTAAAGACCAAGCAAAACTTAAGACAATAAGTATTAATTTAGGTGATGTGCAGTTTGATCTTAAAGTTAGGATTCCACTTAAGAAAGAAATGGAAGCATTAACTGAAAGAATAAACAATCCTGATAAAGATAGAGTTGATATTATTTTTAAAAGATTAGCGGAACCAATTAAAAAGATAGTAGCAGATAGTGGTGATGAATTTTTGAGTGTAGTTAATTCAGAAAAGCAAACTATTACTATTACAGATGATGATGTTGTTTTAGATGGTTCTTCAGTTAGACAGGCGGCTACTTTAACAGCAATGTGGGAAATTAAAGTAGAAGAATATTTCCATCTGCTAGAGTCTGAAACTGGAGTTCCTGTTAATGAAACATTTGAGCAAATAAGTGAAGAATTACCAGATATTGCAATTAAAGAAATTTTAGAAGTAATAGAAACTTCTATTAAGCCTGATTACAAGACAGCAAAAAAAAACTAAGAAGATCACTTCGTAGCCAAGTTACTGCGGCTATGGTTTTCAACGGTCATACAGAACAATATATTAACTCTCTCGATGAAGAAACATTTACGGAGATTCAGGTTATGTATGCTGATGGGATGCTTGGAAACAAAGGTATATTTGATGCGTTAGCACCCATCACAACCGCTGTATTCAATTACATGCGCGGCTCAAATCAACCTGCATATAAACAAGAACAAATCTTTCCTTGGGTTAATGAATACTCTATTAATCCAGATTTTGAACCCAAACCTGAAGAAGCCGTGAATACAAGTTTATTGGTATACTTGAGTCAGGCGCAGGGATTCAAAAAGGAATACTTTAAAAATGGCAATTGAAAGCAAATTTTCCGTAGATGGTTTTCCAGAGTTGTTTAAAGCAATGGAAGAACTTAAAGAAGAAATAGGCAAAGGTAAAACAGATAGAATCTGGCGTAAATGTTTAGGTTACGCTTTTGAACCTGTTTTAGAAGATGCTAAATCTTTTGCGCCAGAAGATACTGGACAATTAGAAAAGCATATTTATTTAAAAGTTCAAAGACCACAAGCAAGAGATAAATCTTCTGCCAGTTATCGTGGTGAGATATACATGGCTAGAGTTAGTGTAAGTCCTAAACGAGATGATGCAACATTACATACTGTTATTAATAAACGCGGAAAAGAACAAAGAGTATGGCGCGGGTTACGACCGGTAGGTGTTTCTCAAGAATTTGGTAATGCTAGAACTTCACCACATCCTTTTATGAGACCTGCTTTAAATAATAATATAGATAGAGTTATTAGTAGATTAGGATGGTCAATTTGGAATGAAGTTAATTGGGGTAAATACGCAAAAGGTAAATCATGAGTGTAATTGGTTCATTATCGGTTAAATTAGGTTTAGTCACTGTAGATTGGGATTCTGCTACAGAAAAGGCTAAACGTCAGGCTAAAGATTTACAAAAATCTTTTCAAGATTTAACTGGAGAGTTAAAAAATATTGCTTCTGCGTTTACCAGTTTTGGTGGCGTGTTAAGCACTAGCGCATTAAGTTTTGGCGCGTTAATGTCGGCAACTTTATCTTATGCTAATGAAGTAAAAGATTTGGCTGAGGCTTATGATTTATCAATAGAAAAAACAGTTCAATTTAGAAATGCTTTACAGACTTCTGGCGGCAGTGCTGAAAAGTCTGGTCAGATGTTAGCTAAAATGTTTAGCACAATTGGTCAAGGTAGAGAAGGCACTGAAAAAACTATAGCTTTATTTGAAAAAGTTGGTATATCTTTTGAAGAATTAAGGACTTTAAAACCGGAAGAAGTTTTAAAAAGAGTTGCTAATGGAATAAATGAAATAAATAATCAAGCAGAAAAATCTAAAGTTATTAAAGAAATGTTTGGTAAAGGTAGTGCTACTTTAGTTATGCAAGATTTTGCTAAAGCAATAAGTGAAACTACAGCAGAAAGCAAAAAACAAGCCGAAGCCATTAAACGATTTGGTGAAGTATCAGACAATTTAAAAGTTACAATGGACAATTTAAAAATTGCTTTTGCAGAATTGTTTTCACCATTTTTAGGCGAAGGTTTAATAAATATAGAAAAATTTAAAACAATTTTAGTAACTATGGCTAGTGCTGTAGTTATTAGTAATATGACAAAATTAGTTACAGTAATTATTGAATTAACAGCCGCTTTAAGAAGTGGTGCTATTGTTGCGGGTGCATTAAGTTTATCTATTGGAAATATAATAACTCCATTAGCAATATTATCATCATATTTTATTGCGGATAATTATTTTTCTGATCCAATTAAAAAGTTAAATGACCAATTAAAAGAAACAGAAGAATCTTTAAAGAAAATTAAAGAAGGAAGTTGGTGGAATTTCTTTGCGCCTAAATCTGGAAGTGCGGCAGAAAAACAAACTATTGCTGAAATAGAAAGATTAAAAAAACAAATTCAAATTCAAAAAGATAAAAACAAAGTTCCAGAATCTCCTGTTAAAGTTGAAGATGAAAAAGCTGTAGAAATTGTCACTAGAGAATCTGATGCTATGGCGGCAAGAATTGAATTGCAAGGAAAAATGTTAAATATTACAAGAGAAATAAACAGATTAAAATTAGATGAAATAAACAATGATAAATATTCTATTCAGCAACAAATCATAAAGCAAAATTATTATGCTGATGTTGCTAAAGCAGAAGCCGCAAGAAAAGAAGCATTAGCTAAACCAGAAAAAAGCGCAAGAGAAATAGGATTAATTGGCAGTCAATATAGTGCGGCAGTTGCAGAAGCAGAAGAAAAACGTGCGTCTGCTGTAGCTATTCTTACCGCTAATCGTGATAAAGAAGTAAGAGATACTTTAAGACAAGTAATATTGTCTAAAGAATTATTTGCATTTGATAAAGAAGGATTTAGTATTAAATTAGATTCTTTAAAAATTGGTTCATATGAAATTCAAATTCTTGAATCTCAATTAGCTACAAAAAAACAAATTGCTACTCTTGAACAAGAAAGTCAGCAACGCATGATGTCGGTTACAGACCCTAAAAAATTAGAAGCTGAATCAATAAAATTAATGAATGATATAACAAAAGCAAGAGAATCAGGAAAAGCTAACATTGATTACATTAATGCCGCTAGAGAAAAAGAAGTAAATTTAATTAGACAACAAATATCATTTGCTAAAGAATTGCAAACTTTTGATATTAAGCGTTTAGGATTAGAAGAACAAAGATATTACATGACTGTTTACGAATATGAAAAGCAAAGCGAAATATTAAATACTCAAAGACGATTAGTAGAACTTGAACAACAAAAAGCAGATATAGTTTCCAGACAAGGAAAAGGCGAAATATTAGATGCTGAGTTAAGTAGATTAAACAATCAAATATCTTTGGAAAAAGAATTGGCTGTAGTTCGTATGCGCGGAGTTGATGCGGCAGAAAGACAAAGAACTTTTTTTAGCGAAGGATGGAACAAAGCGTTTAGAGACTATTCTGAAAATGCCAAGAACTATGGAAAGATAGGAGAAAGTGCGTTTAATTCTGTAACAAGCAACATGGAGTCTGCAATAGATAGATTTGTTAAAACAGGTAAATTAGGATTTAAAAGTTTTGCACAATCTGTTATACAAGATTTACTTGCTATTCAAATTAGAATGCAAGCCAATAAATTATTGGGTATGGCATTTGGTGCATTTTTTGGCGGTTCTGCGTCTAGTCAATTAGCAGGAGCAACACTTACTCCTGCAAATGTAATTGTTCCAGAATTTGCTGATGGCGGCAGTCCTCCAGTTGGTGTTCCTAGTTTAGTTGGCGAAAGAGGACCGGAATTGTTTATTCCTAAACAACCTGGAACAGTTATTCCTAATAACCAAATGTCATCATTTATGGGAAATCAACCGCAGGTAATTTATAATGGTCCTTATATTGCATCGATGTCCGCAATAGACACACAATCTGCAACACAGTTTTTAGCAAGGAATAAAAATGCCGTATGGTCGGCTAATCAATCTGCATCTCGTGGATTGCCTAGTATCAGGTTAACAAAATGAGTCTTACCAATATTTTTAGCATAGCAGAATCGGTCAGCATTAATGACCAAAGATTTATTGGACAAATGTTATCGAGAAATCAAAGAATCTCTACTAGCGAGATTTTAACGGTTGTTCCGTTTCAATTTACAATGAAACCTAATAACTATCAACTTTACTCGCAATCTAGAAGCCTGTTAAACAGTTTGAGAATTCCTGATAAAAACTTAGAACAGTATCTTAATTTTAGCGCTACAGGATGGGTTAATTACATTGCGTATCAAGGCAATATGACTTCGGGTCAGATAGCATCGTGCGCGTGGCAAACTGCAAGCGCAAACAAGACTTTAGTATTAGGTTCTCTGCCTAGCATATCTTCAGGTTCTTACATTGTTAAAGAAGGCGATTTCTGTCAGGTAGGTAGATACGCATATATAGCAACTCAAGATGTTGTAAGAGGGTCTGGTTCAACTGTAAACATACCAGTTCATAGAACTTTATTGACAACTGTTACAAGTCCTATAGCGGCTGTTATCGGACAGTATGGAACTACAACTTCAATGGGTGGAACTACATACACTGGAACTACGTTTCCCGTAATTCTTCGAGAGTATCCTACTTACACGTTAGTTCCTATGACCAATGACAGTTTCATAAGTTGGTCTGGAAGTTTTACTGCATTTGAGGCGGTAACATGAACGTAATTGCGCCGGTAGAAAATACAAATAATATTCGATACGCACAGTTTGTCCGAGTAACTACAGCGGCTACTGTATATAGATTTGCTACAACTCCTGCGCCAATTACGGTTCCTGCGGTGGACGCTGAACCTTTTGATGCGGTTGGCGTTTTAATGGCTATAGGACAAGCGCAGAGAGATATTAAGTCTACTGCCAATGAAACTACCTTTACACTGATTGGAATTGATACAGCGTTATTAGGATGGGTTCTAGGGCAAAATGTAAAAGGCGCACAGATTGAAGCGTGGAACGGTTTTTTTAATACTAATAATGAATTAATAACCGGCGGCGGAACTGGTGGACTTTATCAATTCTTTAATGGTTATATAACTTCATTTTCCATTAGTGAACAATGGATGGAAGAAGTTAGGTCATATGTTGGAACTATAACAGTTAGCGCATCTTCTATTCAGTTAATTTTGCAGAATCGTGTAGCAGGTAGATATACAAATGATAACAGTTGGCAATTCTTTACTCCGGGCGATACTTCGATGAATAGAGTATCTGCGGTTGCTAATGTAAATTATTACTTTGGAAAAACTACATGATAAGACCTGCAACAAAATACGATAAAGACCAAATAATACAAATGATGCTTCAGTTTAAAAATGAAAGCCAAATTCAAGCATACAAAAATATAAACAATTTACTTTACTGGAATAAATTATTAGATAGTATTCTTGCGGGACAAGGCATTATTTTTATAGAAGATAACGTAGGTTTAATTATGGGAATTATTACTCCGTCTATATGGTGTGATAAAACTTTATGTTTACATGAACTTGCGTGGTATGTTAAACCTGAACATAGATACAAATCAGTAGGATACAAACTGTTTAAAAAATATACTGAACGTGCCAAAGAATTAAAAAGTTTAGGTAGAATTCAAATGTTTACTATGGCTAAATTACATAACAGTCCTAACATTGATTACTCAAGATTTGGCTTTACTAAAATAGATGAAAGTTGGATGACGTAATGTATAAAATTATTGCGGCGTTTTGGTTATGCGTAATTGCGAGTCCTGCTTTGGCAATTGGTTCTGTTATTGCAACTTACTATGGTCTTACAGTAACCGTAGGCACAGTAACCACTTTAAGCACTATCGGAACAATGGTTGCAATGGGAATCAACATGGTTGTTGCATCAGTTGTTTCGCAAGCGTTTTTTTCCCCTACGCAACCTTCTAATGGTGAACAAAGAAATCCGGGTAACAGAAATACACTTGGACCTGCAACGGATTCTAAATTGCCCATTATTTATGGAACTGCTTTTATTGGCGGAAACAGTATTGATTTAAGCATTACGGAAGATAATCAAAAAGAATATTTTGTTGTTGCTTTGTGCGAAGTAACCGGCGGCGGAACGGACACAATAAGTTTTGGCGATGTGTATTATGGCGGTAAAAAAGTTACATTTAATTCTACAAATCTTTATAGCGTAGATTCTTTACTGGATGAATCTACAGGAGAGTCACAGCCAATTAACGGCAATATTGAAATATACCTTTACAGAGATGGAAGTTTAACACCAACAAATTCTAGTCTTACGGCTATACAGGTAATGCAATCTGATGGTCTTGTTTACACTTGGGACAGTCAAAAGCAGATGACTAATTGCGCGTTTGCTATTGTTAAACTTACATACAATAGAGATTTAAATGTTACCGGATTAGAACAAATAAGAGTTCAGGTAACAAATAGCAGAAAAAAACCGGGCGATTGTATTTATGATTATTTAAACAATTCAGTTTATGGTTGCGCTATTCCTGCGTATCAAATAGATACTGATTCATTGGATGATTTAAATACTTATTCTGATGAGTTAATTCAATACACAACGTATTCATCGACCATAGCACAGCAAAAAAGGTATCAGTTTGATGGCGTTTTAGATACTTCTCAAAACGTAATGACTAATCTTCAAACAATGGCTACGTGTTGTAATGCTTTAATTAAATACAATGAAGTATTAGGTTTATGGGGTGTTATTACTCAAAAACCTACTTACACTATAGCAATGGATATAAACGATTCAAACATGATTTCTGCTATATCTGTAACTCCAATAGATTTGGCTAATTCATATAATATTATTGAATGTAAATTTGCAAACAAAACAAGTCAAGATGCTTTTGACACTTCAACATTTGATTTGTCAATAATTGCGCCGGGATTGTTATTTGCAAATGAACCTGTTAATAAACAATCTGTTACTTTGTCGTTAGTTAATGATAGTGTTCGCGCACAATACTTAGCAAACATAATGCTAAAAGCCGCAAGAGAAGATTTACAACTACAAGTTAAAATTAATTATGTAGGATTGCAATTAGATGCGGGTGATATAGTAACTGTTACAAATGCAAACTATGGATGGGTAGCTAAAGAATTTAGGATTACTAAAATTACTCAAGAGTTTGGAGAGGATGCAACTGTTAGCGCAAGTTTAATACTTTCAGAATTTAACGCTACCGTTTACAGCGATGTAAGCGTTACTCAGTTTACTCCTGCACCTAATACTGGATTGGCATCTCCATTTGATTTTGGAACAATCCCTGCGCCTGTTATTGGTTCTCAATATCCAACAAATACAAATCCATTGTTTCTGGTTTCACTTACCGCGTCAAGCGTAGGTATTATTCAATATGCAGAGGTTTGGTATTCTGCTTTCTCTAATCCTACCGCTGACCAAAGAATATTTGCGGCAACATCTGCTATTCAATCTTCTGGCAATCCTTATTTGCCAGGTTCAACTATACCTTCCGTTAGTCTGGCTAATATTCCATCTGGTAACTGGTATTTCTTTTCTCGAATGGTAAACAGTTTGGCAACGTCACCATTTAGCAGTGCGTCTACTATTTTTAGATGGCGACCAAGCACATTTCAATACACTGAACGCTATGTGGTGGTGGCTTACGGAGACAGCATTACGGGTTCTGGATTTAGTTATAGTCCAACTAACAAAACCTATTATGGATTGTTAAATCAGGCATCCTCAACACCAAGTCCAACGGCGGCAGACTATACGTGGTATCTGGCAGACCCATCTTTTGGCACTAATAAATATTTATGTTATTCAAATCGCACAGGTAGAAAATTTAGTTTTGCTACAGGATTTGCGGATTACGCGGCGGGAACTGCGGCATTTGTTCCGACTCAAACATCTATATTTGATGCAAGCGTATGGTCAGCATTGCCAGCCAGTATTAATTTTATAGATTTAGACCATTCAACGGGTCAAGTTTTAACTACCGGAACAACCACTACCGGAACGGGCGAGATTGCCATTACTAACAATCCAGACGGAAAGATTGTTGCCTCTCTCGCGCAGTATTTAGACTTTGGTGGCGATTATCAAAAGACCAGTGCGGTTGCTACTCTTACGGTAGATATTTACGGTAGGGTAGTAGGCTTTGAAACACCAGATGCTTTTTACTTTACCAAAGAAACATTCACCGCGACATCTGGACAAACTGTATTTACAGTTACTCGCGCGTCTAATTACATCTCTGGACAGTGTTTGGTATTTCAGAATGGTTTACTATTAGAAACGTCTTACTACACTGATACAAGCGGTTCTACGGGGACTGTTACATTTGGAACTGGCGTTACACTCAATGACATTATTACTATTGTATCGGTAAGA